CTGGCTTTTGGCGATTACGTCACCCATCGTATAGCGCAGCTCTGCGCGGCCTTCTCCGGGCACGTGCGTGTCCGTATTGCTCACCGTCCAGAAGAGCACGCCGCCCTCTTCGCTGAGCGTTACGGGATACGGCACCGCGTCGCCCTCTCGCTGCACGATCAGGCTGAATGCGCCGCCAGCGCCGTAGGTCTCTCGCCATTTGTCTGCGATGTCGAAGCTCACCCTGCGCGCCTTGTTTTCCCCCTGACGCCCGAGGTTGATCTCCTGCATCACGTATGCCTTTTCTTCGATCATCTCGTCACCTCTCTTATGAGAAACGGCGCAGCAAGAGCGACTTTTTTCGTCCCTTGCTGCGCCGTTTCGCGGAGTATTTACTTATACGTTGTGCGCTTTCGCGCTGTCCTCGTAGTCGCTGCTCATCGACTGAATGAGGTTTGCGGTCGAGGCGTCCTGCTTCATCTGGTTCTGAATCGCCCACAGGAACTTTCTCTTGATCTGCACGGTCACACCGCGCCGGATCAGGCACGATTCGCCGTTCACGCACACCAGCAGGTCGTCTTTGTACTTGCCGTTGTCCTTGAACAGGCGGACGCTGACGTATTCCTCGCCTGCGCGGGCGGCATCAGCAGCCGGATTGATCTTTGCTTCGCTCATTGGGTTTCCCTCCGTTTCATTGGTGGGGGCGGCATCAGCAGCCGCCCCCCTTGGTGGTTAGGTCAGCGGGGTCTCGTCGAACGTGGAAGTCGTCTCCACGCGGATCATATATGCCTCAACCAGACGTTCGGCGACCTTGGTGGCCTTCCAGCCGACGGTTGCACGCTGGTTCAGCGGGTCAGCAGTGCCGGCAGAGCCGAGCGGCTTGACGATGTGTTCAAGACCGCCGCCGGTCAGCTCGGTCGTGCCGTAAGCCTCTGCGCCCATGATGAGCGTGGAGTAGACGTTGCGGCCCTTCGCGCCAGCTTCGCCGGGATAAACGACGGTCGATGCCGCCGGGGAAGTGGCAGGAGCTTCTTTCAGCGTGATCGTTGCGCTGCCCGCAGCCGCAGCCGCAGCGCTTTCGACCTCAAGGATCTCGCTGCCGATGATAACCATGCGGCCCGCGAGCTTCGCGGCGTCGTCCGCTGTAATGGTCTCATCGACGGTGATGGTCTTGCCGCTTGCGCTCTTTACCTTGAGCTCACGCGCACCCTCGGTGAGGTTTTCGGCGTGGAACACCTTCGCCTCGGTGGTCTCCACGAAGCGGACGCCCGCGATCTTGCCGATCTCATCGTCATAGATGTTGGCGGTGTCCTTGTACTCGTGGGGACGCTTCCAGTCGGGGTCGTCCTGAATGTCGTAGGAGCAGTCCGGGTGAATGATCGCCCAGTAGCTGCCCTCATAGCGCGGCGTGTTCATAGTTTTCAGGAAGCGAACCGCCTTGCGGACGGCACGCACCGTGAAGTAGTGGTTGCCCGTGGCCTCGCCGCCGACGAGCAGATGACGGCCCGTCACCTGACCCTCGCCGTACTGGACGTTCGAGCCGCCGTTGATGACCTCGCGGGTGATGGTGTCAAGCGTGCGGCCGGCCTGAGAGCCGAGCAGCACGGTGGCCTCCTGCAGGTTGTTGTCGATGGCGGTGAGTTCAAGGATATCAGAGATCTCCACGAAATCGCCGTACTGGTCGACCTGCGCGGTCAGCGTGGTCATGGACAGCTTGCGGCCCTTGGGGGTCACGCCTTCGGTGATGGGCGTGAGCGCCTTGGGCAGCGGGTCATACTTGCGGAACTCGATCTCCTTGCCCTTGCCCTTGGGAATGTTGCGCTTCTGCGCGAAGCGATCATGCACCAGCTCGGGTTCTGCGTTGTCGATCAGGGTGTCGCAGTAGTAGGTTTTCATCTCGCCGGAAAGACCGGCATCGGTGGTCACGTTCGTCTGACCCTCAAAAAGGTTCAGCACGACCGGCAGAATGTAAATGTCGTTCAGCTTCATAGCTTGTTGTTCTCCCTTCGTTCAGTCGGTATTCTTCGGCGGGCATCAAAGCACGATGCGCTCGCCGCGCCGCACGCGCCTTGCGATTTCTTCGCGGTCGGCTTTCGTGAATTTGCTCGGGTCATTTTTGACGATGACCCCCGGCTGGGAGGTTGTTCCATTCTCGTTTGGTCTCATGCCCTTGGCGCGAACATTGTCCATCACGCGCTTTTCCATCTCGGCAGCGGCTTTCGCCGCGTTGCGTGCCTGAATGTCGCCCAAATGAGACACCTCATAAGCGTCCCTCACAGGAACGCCCGCGCGCAGCATGGCGATAAAGCGCGGATTCTCCGCCACCTCTCGCCGCAGATCGAAGTCGGGATAGTCACCCGGCGCTTCCGCCGTGCCCACCAGCTCGCTTGCCTGACGGATCCAGTCGTTATAGGTCTCGTCGGCCTTCTGCTGGCGCTGTCTCGCCTCTTCCTGCTGCTTGAGGGCTTCGTTTTCCTGCTGCATCTGCATATAGCGGCGGTACTGCTCCACGCTCATGCCCATGCTCTCAGCTTCCTGCTCGTAGAGCACCGTGCCGAGTGCATCGTCGCCGTCAAATGCGGCGCGCAGCTTGCTCATGTCGCCGTCCGTTACACCGTAGTGGCGCATCAGCGCGTCGATGATCGGCTGTGCGTCCGCGATCTTCTGATCCTTGGCTTTTTCCTCGCCGAATCTGCGGTTGATGATGCGCTGCGTCTCTGCGGTATAGACGTCCTTGTACTTGCCGTTTACGAGATCGAGGAACTCCTTTTTGAGGTCTCCCTCGCCGTCTTTCGCAGCCCCGGCGTCGTGCTGCTGCATCTTCGCGCCCTCGCCCTTCGGCTCGCCAGAAGAGAGCCCCGTATCGTCAGGTGTCTCCTGCTTGCCGAACACGACGTTGGCGTATTCGCCCGATTTGCCCTTCCGGGTGGGAGAAGAGCTTGCATTTGTGGTATCGCCCTGTGCGCCTGCCGCTCCCTCTGCGCCGCCCGATGCACCGGCAGCGGCTCCCGCAGCGGCAGCGCCGCCGTCAAAGAGGCTCAGGATAATAACGGGAAGCATGGTGTTGAGGTTCATCTCATTCCCTCCTGCATGTTCAAATCGCGGGCGTTTGGCTCCCCGTGTAAGCCGAGCAGAGTCTCCCCAATGCGTCCCCGCAGCGCGCGAGTGCGGCGGAAAGATGAAGAGAACCGCCGCAGCCCCCGCTGCGAGTGAAAGGAGAGAATGCCCCCGCTCGCTCTCAGCGTAGCACAAGCACTCTCCCCTTCTCACCACGGATTGAAAAAATATTTTTTATTTTTCTTCCACCTGCACCGAAATCGCGTCCGGCCTTGTGTTTTCCAGCTGTTTGAGCCCGATGCAGGCCGCGAGGAACGCCGCCTCGATGCGGTCATCTCCCCAGCAGCAGATGACAAATCGAGGCAATTTCTCATCGATCTCGAAGCGCTCGACCTTGCACTTTCCCGCCGCCTCCCGGCTTTTGACATAGCCGCCGAAAGCGTACAGCACGCCCGTGATGTAGTTGCAGCAGGCTGTGTCGGCGGAATGCCCCTCGCAGATGATGCAGTAGCGCCCTGCCCCGCACTGGATTTTTGCCCGCGTCATGCCTTACATACCGGGCATGGCAGCGCTGCTGCCGGTTTCCATGTTGGGCTTGCTGCGCTCGGCGAGCTTCTGCATGTAGGGGGTCTTTGCCCCTTGCGCGTCCGCGTTTCTGCTCTCGATGCCGCCGCTGCTGCCCGTCGGCTGCGATGTGCCGCCGCCCTGCGCCGCGCCGGGAGCGGAAGCGCCGAGCCCCATATCCTGCCCCGTGAGCTGACCGATGACCGCAAGTGCCTTTTGCAGCTGCTCGCTCTGCTGCTGCACCACGTTGTACAGCGTCGCGCCCTCGTTGACCTGACTCTTGATCTTGTCGATGCCCTCAAAATCCATCATGTCGAGCGCGATCATGCTTTCTTGCGCCCTGTCAGGGGAGAAGAACCCGAGCGAATACAGCTCTTTCGCCCGCTCGTTCTGCTCCGCGCGGGAGAACGGATTCTTTTTCTGCGCCTTGATCTTGATGTCGAAAACCGGCCTGCGGAACAGCTCATTGCCGAGGCTGTCCACGCCCGTCACCTGATCGCCCAGCTCGTTCACGCCGATCTGTGCGTACTCGTAGGGCATCTCGTTCGTAATGCGGAAAGATCTCGTCGCGTCGTAGAACTGCCGCATGCGCTCAATGCACATGCGCACGATCTTTGTCTGCGCGCGGTAGCCGCCAGCGATCATGTCACGGCTCGCCTTGTTGCCCGCCTCCTGCAATGCACTGATCGCCGCAGCAGCTGTCGCGCCGGAGGACGTGCCGCCGTTGGAAACGTCGCGGTTTGCGCTCGTTTCCTTCATTTCGTCGATCTTCATCTGCACGATGTTCGCGTAAATGGAATCGAGCGGGCGCGTCACCACCTCGCGCAGGCGGTTGTCGTTGATCTCTCCCGACACATGGATAATGGGTTTGCGCCAGTCGAGGAACTCCTGCTCGTTGATGTTCAAGCTCTCGCTTGCGAAATACCGGCGTTTGCTTCCCATCATCGACGTTTCGAGGATATTCCCCCACAGTTTGTCGATATATAGCTGCGGATCCTTGGCGATGGCCGTATAGCCGAAGCCTGCGGGCGAGCCCTTCTCCGGAAAGAGCGTGTCATACACAAACGGATATTCCCCGTCCGCGTAAAAGCCGTCCTCGGCGCATTCCGGGTCATTTTCGCTTGCGTAGATGATGTGCTCCTCGTCGATAAACTTGACGTAATGCAGCACCATGCGCCCATTCACGGCCTTTTTACGGTAGTACCAGTCCACCACGGCGATCTTCCCGCTCGTGTCGATGGAATCGTCATACTCATACTTTGCAAGCGACACGCTGCTACCGCCGATCTTGCCCGCGAACTGCGGGTATTCCTCCTCGAGGATATCCTCATCGACAAGCGACACGGTAAACACGTTCCTGCTCTTCTGAATATCCTCAACGCCCGGTTCCCAGAAGATATTCAGCGGGTCGATACGCTCAATAGCAATGTCGCCGAGCCCGTTTTCCTTTTCCTTGTCCCAGAAAATGCCGTAGATCGCGACGCCGTGCTTGAGCTTTTCCCACCATTCGACGCTGTAGGTGTTGTCAAATTCATTGTATTCCATGATGACCGGCAGCACCGCCGAGAGCGTCTTTGCGCTTTCCTCGTCGCTCGGTTCGCGCGGCAAGCACACCGGCTCGGGGTAGTTGTCCATTGCGTCCGCGTGCTTGTTGGTGATGGAGTTGAAAAGCCATGCGCTCGCAGGCTCGGGCGATTCCCCCGCGTCCTGCGTGCCGCGCCGAATGTCCTCCCAGTGCCGCAGCTTCCACCATTGCTCTTCGCTGATGATGCGGTTTTCGAAGTTGCTCTTGCCCCGCCGGTACTTCTGCAGCGTCTCTACCGCCTCGCCGACCTCCTTGCTGCCGATGGGCACGCCGCCGGTGAGCGCAACGTCGCTGTCCCGGAATGCACCGACAAGCGGCGCGCCGCCCTTTGCCCCGAGCATTGCCGCCGTGCCCGCCGCGTCCGCCTGCTGCTGCGTCTGCGGGTATCTTCTCATGTTTGCCATATCCTTCCCCCTTTAGGTGTGTTGGAACCACGCATATCTGTCGTAGCTCTGCTTGTTGATGTCGAGCGGGTCGTAGACGACCGGCTTCGGCGGCGTGTTCTTCCGCGCCGCGATGGGATTCTCCATGCACACATAGCGCGTCATGTCGTAGATGTGATCCTCCTGCTCGGTGTCCACGTCCTCAACGTGCTTTTCGTCGTAAACGAGGTTCGGCACCGTGCGAATAAAATTTTTGCAGGTGTCAAACACATACAGCATCGGGATTCCGTTCTCGTCAAATGCGAGCCGGTGGTGCAGCTGCATCTTGCCGTCGATGCGCGCATTGTCGCCGCGTTCGAAATAGACGCGCTCCCGCTCAAAGAGTGAGCCGATGCTTTCCGTTCCCTGCGTTCCCCAGATGGCGGGGTCGCCCACGCGGTAGATGTGCCGCCCCTTGAGGTTCGGATCCTCTGCCTCGATGCGCTTGATCTCCCGCGCTACCGCCGTCGGCTCCATTTTCACGCCCTCGTTCGGCGTGCCCGTACAGCCGTAGTACTCCCCGATGTGGTAGAGCCGCCTGTCCCCGTCGACCGCAAACCAGCCGATGGCAAAGGGCCGCGAATATCCCCAGTCCATCGCGCACCAGATCGGCCACTCGCGCGGGATCTGGAACGGCGCGATGACGTGCGTGTTGATGCGATCTCGATAGTGGTCACTGTCGTTGCGCCACTCGGTAAACACCTGCCCGGAAAAGGTATCCCAATCGCCGTAAAGCAGCGCGTTTTTTTCTGCTTCCGGCATGGCCGCAAGTCGTGTCAAATAGTTTTCGTCGTTCTGCAGCAAAATTTTGTTGTCAAATACCGTGCTCGGCACGAAGATCCTGCTCTTCATGCGGATTTCTTCGTGCCCGTCCGGGAAGCGAACAGTCGCCTCTTCCCGCACCGTCTGCATCGGTCGCGCCGCCGTGATAAAGCGCTCCTTGACCCAGCCGTGCCCGATGCCGCCGGGGTTTGCCGTGCTGCGGATATACACCCGCGTCCCCGGGCCATTCGGGCGGTTGCGGGAGAAAAGATAGCTGTACTCCTCCCATGTAAAGTGCGTCAGCTCGTCAAATGCGATGAAGTCATACGCCTGACCCTGATACTTGATCTTGTCCTTTGCGTACTGCATCGAGCCGAAAATGATCTTTGCCCCGCTCGGAAATGTCCATGTGTGGTTGCTGCCGTTGTATCGCGCGCCCGGATAGATGCGCGGATAATAGTTGAGTGTCTTGTCGATCAGCTCGGCGAGCTGCGGGAAGGTCTTTCGCAGAATCAGCGCCTTATAATAGCGCACGTCCACCTGCCGCAATGCCTCGATGACCAGGGCGTCGGATTTTCCCCCGCCTAACCTGCAGCACCGCCGTACAGCGCTTCGTCCTCCCAACGGGACATGAACAACGCCTGTTTCGGCTGTGGCGTCCATACGACGCTACGTGCCACTGTCATCACCTCCCGCGTCCACAGGCTGCGGCAGCACCGCAGGAAGTTCCGCGACGCCGCACACATTTTCTGCCGCCTCTTCCGGTTTTTTCTCTTCCGCTGCCCACCGGAAATTGTATTTCAGGCTGAATTCCGCGCCCCTCTGGCCGTCCCGATCGAAAAGGCGTTCCTCTGCGTAAGCCTCGATTCTGGACTTTGCGCGCGTAACCGTGTCAACAAACCCTTTCTTCGCCTGATAGTTCAGCAGCGCCTGTCTGCTCGTAAATCCCAGTGCAAGCGCCAGCCCCGTCACCGTCGGCGGGCGCGAGTTGATGATAAACGGCTGCCCGTATTTGTCGATGATCGGCATGCCGTCATCGCCGATGATTGGCTCTCCCTTGCAATCCTCAAAGTATTGGTCAATGACGGCTTGCATTTCTTCGACCGTCGCATATTTGGGAGGATGTCCATTTTTTGCCATGACCGTCACGCCCTTTCTCTATCTATTCTTTTGCTGCAGGCCCGCCCACCCTCGGCCTATGTTGACGCAGCATTTTTGCCCCGGCCCGGGAGGAAGCAGGCCGCCCTACTATCGACGGTAACACGCGCTTTCCCACTTCTCACCACGGGCGCATGAATTTTCTGCTTTTCTCTTTTCCCTCTCCGTATAGTTACATACACACAATATAGATACCTCTCTGCGTATACTCCCCTCTCTCCCTATCCCCCTATAGTCCCCCTTCCCCTCTCTCCCCGCTCACATCATATCTCCCGCGTTGTCTCAATCATACCGTGGATCGTGCCTTACAAATGGTCATCGTTTGGTCAATATTTGGTCAAAAAATATTTCAAAAAAGCTCTTGACATTACGCTAATATTAGCGTATGATAAAAAACATAAAGAGAGGGGAAACCCAAGGAGGATAAAAAAATGGAGAACAACAAAAATTGGTACGCGATCCAGAGAGACGCCGAGGACAACGATTGGGGCACCGGTAGCTTTGATTGGGACGAGGCCGTTGAGATGGCTAAGGCCAAGGGCTATGAGCAGATCGCTGAGATCGACGGTCACTACAACGAGGACGGCGATCCCACCGTCGATCCGATCTGTGTCGCCGTGTATATTGCAGGCGAAGACTTCTAAGGCCAAAAAAGAGGAGCGCAAAGCCGAGAAGAGCGCCCGAAACGGCGGCGCGACCATGCTCGATCTATAAAACTTACAGGGGGTAAGAACATTATGAACGAATACAGATATGAAGAACTCCGCGAGGCGGCTATTAAGAACCCCACCGACGAAAATCTCGCTGCTCTCGGCGAATGGCTCCAGCAGTACGGCGACCTCTACTGGAACGGTGAGGAATGGGCCATCGACGGGGGCCGCCGCCTCCGTCCTGTGTATGGGCAGGAGCCGGACGAATACGGTGATTTT